GCAAACGGAGCAAAAGTTTTTGGATCATATCTAGCAACAGCAATTGCAACCACTGTAGAAGTTGGTCCTACATTACCAAACGGAACACAAGCAACAGAACAACAATTTAATTCTATAACAGTGCCTTTAGTATCTAATGCTGGAAGCACAGCAACAGGAGGCGGTTTTCAGTGTACAATTGGACCCGTTAATGATAGAGGTTAAACATGGCTGGATATACTTACGCAAATTTAACAACAGATATTAGAAACTATACAGAAGTAGATGCTAATGTATTTACTGCTGCTGTTATAAATAGATTTTTAGAAAATGCAGAATTTAGAATTAATTTAGATATACCAATGGATTCAGATAGAATCCAAGCAGAAGCACAATTTGCTACAGATTTTAATAGTGTTACAGTTCCAACTAAAGCTTTATTTATAAGAGGTGTTCAAGTATTTGATTCAACAACAGCTACTACAGGTGAGGGAGTATGGTTAGAAAGACGTGATCAAACTTTCATATCTGAATATGTAGGAGAGTTAACAGGCACTGAGGGGGGTACTGCAGCTCAAGATACAACAGGACTTCCCAAATACTATTCTATGTATGGGGGTGCCACAACCGGTACTAATACAGCTACTTCAGGAGCGATATATGTAGCACCTACACCAGATAAAAATTACAAATATATTATTTATTATAACGCTCAACCAACTGGTTTAGAGACTAATACGGGTGGAACTTATGTAAGTAATTACTTTCCACAAGGGTTATTATATGCTTGTTTAGTAGAAGCATTTATGTTTTTAAAAGGTCCAACAGACATGTTGACACTATATGAAAATAGATATAAAACAGAACTACAAAAGTTTGCAGCGATGCAAGTTGGAAGAAGAAGACGAGACGATTACACGGATGGAACAATAAGAATACCAATCGAGTCACCGCCTCAGTAATTAGGAGAAAAATATTATGGCAATAACATCGGCAGTATGTAACAGTTTTAAAACAGAAGTTTTAAGAGCAATCCACAATTTCACTCAAGGTGGAAACACTTTTAATTTAGCATTGTACACAAGTTCAGCTACACTAAATAAATCAACAACAGCTTACAGTTCATCAAACGAAATTTCTAACACATCAGGATCAGCTTATTCTGCAAAAGGAAAACCACTTACAAATGTAACTCCTGCTTTATCAGGCGACACTGCATGTTGTGATTTTGCAGATGTTTCTTGGACATCAGCTTCTTTTACAGCTAACGGTTGTTTAATATTTAATGACACTGCATCAGGTGATCCAGCAGTTTGTGCAATCGCATTTGGTTCTGATAAAACTGTATCAAGTGGAACTTTCACAGTTCAATTTCCAACAGCAGACGCATCTAACGCAATTCTTCGTATAGCATAAGGAGGAATTCCTTATGGCCAATTCTTGGAATGAATCCGGCACAACCTGGTCTCAAGGAGATTGGGGTCAACAAAATGTTACAACCGTTTTTTCTTCAGGAGTATCCTCAACATCAACATTAGGAAACTTAGCCTATGCTGCATCTACAACAGGATGGGGCAGTGAGTCTTGGGGTTTTGAAGATTGGGGAGATAACTCTACAACTGTACTATTAACAGGTCTTAGCACTACAAGTTCATTAGGTGCTGTTGATGCTTTTCCTGCAACAGGATGGGGTGGTATAACCTGGGGAAATAATAACTGGGGTGATTTAACTAATTTAACTCTTGCAGTAGAGGGTTTTGGATTAACATCTACCGTAGGTGAATTAGAAGCTTACAATGAAATTGGTTGGGGACATGATGCGTGGGGTGAAGAAGCATGGGGTAGAGCAAATGATGCTGCGGTATCATTAACAGGACTCAGCACAACTTCAACTGTTGGAAGTATTTCTCCAGCAGATGTTATGGGTTTAACTGGTTTAGAAATAACTTCTTCTGTAGGAACACCAGGTTTAGCATTTGGTGCAAGCACAGAACCAATAACAGGTGTTAATTCAACATCTTCAGTTGGTTCAATAAATATTGAAATAGGGGTTCCATTAACAGGTGTTAGTACAACATCGTCAACAGGAACTCTTAACCCAGCAGATGTTATGGGACTAACGGGGGTAGAAGCAACATCTAGTGTAGGTGAAGTAGAAATTACTCAATCACCAATCGTACTTATAAGTGGAGTAGGAGCAACGTCTTCAGTTGGTTCTATTACTCTTGACGACATGCAAGTAGGTTTAACTGGATTAGGTACAACATCTTCAACAGGATCTATTAATCCAGCAGATGTTATGGGATTAACAGGAGTACAAGCAACATCTAGTGTTAATGCTGCAGGATTAATTCTTAAATATTATGGAAAACTTGACCCTAAAACAAGCACAGGATATACAACTAAAACACCAAAAACAAGCACAGGATATACTATTAAAACTCCTGCATAATTATGTTTGACTTAAACATAAATAAACAATATAAATACACAATAATTAGGAGACAAAATTTATGGCATCAAGTTATTCCTCAGATTTAAAAATAGAGCTAATGGCAACCGGCGAAAACGCTGGTACATGGGGCAACAAAACAAACAATAACTTAAACCTTGTTCAACAATCTGTTGCAGGTTATGAAGCAATTAGTGCAGCATCATCAGATGTAACTCTAGCTATGACTGATGGAACAATTTCAAATGCAAGAAATGCTACAATAAAATTAACTGGAACTTTAGCAGCGAATAGAACAGTTACATGTCCAGATAGCATTGAAAAAGTTTACAACATAATAGACGGAACTGATCACGCAGGATACACATTAACTTTTAAAACAGCAAGTGGATCTGGAGTTTTACTTTGTGAAGGTAATTGTTATCTTCTTTATGCAGATGGAACAAACGTTGTTAAAGCAAGTGAATACAGAAAATGGAGAACAGTAAGTGCATCAGAAACAGTACAAGCTGGTGCAAAATTATTTGTAGCAACAAACGGCGGAGCTGTAACAATAACTTTACCTGCATCACCTGCAGTTGGTGACGAGGTTACTTTTGTAGATTCAAGATACACATTTGATTCTAACGCATTGACTGTTGGAAGAAATAGTTCTAAAATAGCAAACACAAGCGCTGACTTAGTAGTTAATACTGAAGGTGCAGCATTTGGATTGGTTTACTCTGGTTCAGATGTAGGATGGACTTACACGGAGAAATAATATGGCAAATTACGAAGCAACAAAATACAATTTTTCAGGAGCAGATCTTACTGGTATCGAAGGTATACCTACAGCTACTATTGTACCGTGGGCAAAATCAGCAGTCCCTACAGGATTTTTAGAATGTGATGGTACAGCTGTATCAAGATCAACATATGCGGATTTATTTTCAGCAATAGGAACTACTTATGGAGCTGGAGATGGTTCATCAACTTTTAACGTGCCTGATTTACAAAACAAAGTAGCAGTAAGTAAATCTAATAACAAAGCTTTAGCTTCAACAGGTGGAGCAGATACTGTAGCTTCAGCCGGAGCTGTCGGTGGTACAACAGCTAACGCCAGTTTAGCAACTTCACAATTAGCTACTCACTCACACTTAATAGGTGTTCGTCACAACCACAGTAACGTTCCTAGAATTTTAGCAAACTTTGGAAATGATGGTAGATATTATGGTCAATCACCAACAGGTGAATCTGGTCAAGGTGGAGCCCATCAACATAACATGAGTGCAAACTTTGCAGGTAATGCGACTTCGGTCTTACAACCATATTTAACAGTAATTTATATTATAAAAACGTAGGAGAAAAAATGGCAGCTAGAGGAAATTGGGTAGTAATATTTGAAGATAAAAGAATAATTAAAAATATTGCTGAAGGAGCAAACGGAGGACTTGGTTTTGTTATTGATGATGACGATGCTTTTTGGAATGATGCTAAATTTTCTAACATCTGGGCGCTTCAATATGGAACTTCTAATGCTTCCGACGAAGTAGAACACAGAGACGAAACTCCTCACTGTACATACACAGAAGCTAATCTTGGAGATTTTAGTCAATTCACTGATAAATGGGACGCAAAGTATTTAGTACAAATACAAGCTGAGTGGGATGATAATGGTGTAGTTGATGAAACAGCTGAAGAAAAAATTGCAAGATTAGGTCCTAGACCCACTTCTTATTCTTCGTAGTCTTCTATAAACAAAGTCGAAGTATATCTTTTTAAACCAGACACTTTACTAGCATGTTGAGAGTGCACATGTTTTGAAGGAAACATTACCGCTCTATTTTCTCTAAAACCTATATGCATATCTAAGTTACAATTATCAATAGGTCCGTGATAAAACACAGTGCCGTTAGTTACAGCAGCTGGACCTGATATCATAATTAATATGTTTAATAGAGCAAGATCTGTATGTGGTTTAAAATGATCTAAATTTCTGTGATCAATACCTGAGTTATCTTCTATCTTTTTAATTTTTATTTTAAATTTTAATTCTGCTTGTTTTATAAATAGTTCTTTTAACTTAGGTTCGTGTTTAAATTCCCATCTATCTCCATAATGATTTTTTTTATTTTTTTCAGTAGTGTTGTCAAAATATCTAGGTGTATAAAAAGCTTTGTTTAATGCAAAATCTTGAACCATTTTTAAATCTTCTTCATTAAAAAAATTATCTACAATTTTAATCATGTTTTTTAAATTGACATATAATTGAATATCTTTTTGATTGATCTTCAGCAGCCCAATTCATGGGGCTGTGCCAAGTATTAGCATGCCATATAATAGCTCTGTTTTCATTAAAACCAACATGGGTATTTAAATTAATTAAATTATCTTTTTTATTTTTAGTATAAAAACCGGTTCCTTTGTGTAAATCTACATTTCCTTTTATGTAAACTATGATTTGATAATCACAGTCTTCGCTAAAATCACAGTGAGGTAAAGGTTCTACTGTAGCTAACATTGTGTAAAAACAAAAATTAATCTTAAGTTTTTTTCTTAAAATTTTTTCACATTTATCTTTTAAATATTTTTGAACATTTTCTTCAGTTGAACAAGAAAACCAAGGATGTTTGTTATCAGATAACATACTTAACTTTGGTGTAAAAACATAACTATGTATTTTGTCATGTATGTCTTGAAACAATTTTTCATTTAAAAAATTATCTTTTATAACTATATCAAATCCATTCATCGCAATAACAACCAAGAAGTAAGTATATATTTTTCTCCTGACAATGGAGAGTTGCCTCTATGAACATATGGAAAAGCAGCAGGCCATATAACTATTCTACCTGTCTTTGGTTTTACTCTCTTAGAAAAATGTAAAAATTCTGTTTCTCCACCTTCTTCTACATCATTCAGATATACAGAGAAAACAAAAGCTCTGCATTCATTTTCAAAACCTTTACCGTGTTCAAGATGCCAAACATGATAGCCTTCTGTAGGTAATGTTTTTTGAATTTTTAAAGTTGTAAATTTAAACTCGTCAACTCCATAAGAGTTACGGGCTCCTACGTTTTGTTCGTAATGTTTCCAAGCCATGTCAAAATTAAACATCAGAGGTTTTAATGTTTCCCACCAAACATCTATATTATCAGCTTCTGCAAAATATTGTTGATCTTGTTTCATTGTTATAGGTGCTTGTTCAAAACTTAATCTATTTACAGTTTTTTTAAATTTGTTTTCTTGTTCGTATAGTTTAATAGCTTTATTACATTCCTCTGGCATAATGTAATTATCATATATTCCTATAAAATTTGTTATGTTAACTGTTTTTTCTTTCATTTTTTTTATTAAAATTAAATATTTTATCTCCCTGTTCTATATTAAAAACTAAACTATATCTATTATCCTTTCCTTCATATTTTTGAAAACCGTGTGATATTTCAGGTGGAAATATATAATAGTCTCCTGGTTTAGGAGTTATTTTTATATTTAGTTCAGGTAATTCTAAATCACAACCTTCTGTTAAATATAAAATACCGTGTCTACAAGGATGTGTGTGATAATGTAAACTATCTCCAGGTTTTATTTCATTTCCCCAAGCGTTAGTAACTTCATATTTTTCTAAGAAATATTCAAAAAGATCAGGATGTGTTGTCTGATGTTTGTTTATTAAAAATATAAAAAAATTTTTAAAAGTTTCTTTATCTAAAAAATAATGCCAACTAGTCATTCCACCTTTTACATTAGTATAGTTTTTCATACTTGTTTTTATATTAGATTTTATATCTAATATAAAATTATGAACTATTTCAGGATAAGGGTAGTTTCCAAATATTATGTTTACAGATCTAGGGTAGGTAACATTTATACTATTTTTATTTTCGTTTAACTTATTATTTTTATTTATTAAACTAATCATATATTCTAACTTTCATAATCGTTTTGTATCACAAACTTATATTGTCTGTTTATATTGTTTTCAAATAAAAGCAATCTTTCTTTTTGTATTTCTACAAAAGCATTAATTGATTTTTTAGAAATTTTAAATTTAGGTAGTGTTGTACCTATGTCTTTTTTAATAGCTTCTATAGTTTGATTTGTTAGATCTTCCATATTTAAAATTCTAAATTTATATTCTTTGCATTTATTTAAAAATGTAAAAAAAGCTTCATGTACCCAAATGTCTGTAATTAACAGCATGCCTTTTTTCTTTAAAATTTTTTCAATGTTTTTAAAAAAACTATCTTGATCATAAAAAAAATGCATAGAACAATTTGATACTATAAAATCAAAAGAATCTTTTTTTATTTTAGTGTTATGAAAATTATCCACAATATAATTACATTGTTTATAGTTAGCGTTTGCATATTCAATAAAAGCAGGTTCTATATCACACCCTGTTACAGTAGATTCTTTAAAATATTTTTTTATAACATGTGCCCCACGTCCCCAACCACACCCTAAATCTAATACAGAATCATTTTTAATTTGTATGTTTTTAAATAAATTTAAATAAGTGGTCACTTGGTTAGGAAAGTCTTTGTCACTATCTTCTAATTTAATTTGATTATCTACAAGTCCATGATTCTGTAAAGGATACCAATTATTGTTTTTTACATACAATTCAAAAAACTCTTTATCTGATAAATTAGGTTTCATTTTTTAATATCTATTATTTTTATATTACCAGCTATTGTTTCTCCACTTGAGTTTGGTTTTACCCAATGTTCTAAATATGAAGGAAACATTATTATATCGTTTTGTTTTAATTTAGGCGCATAGTCTTTATCAAAGATTTTACTTTCATACATTTCTAATAAGTTTCTTACAGGTGAATTAAAAACAGTATAGGATTTTTTAGTATTATAATAAATTATAAAAGAAAAATCTGAGGGGTGTACATGAGTTCCTTGATAGTCTTTTTCTTTATACTTATTTACCCACAATCCATGCATTTTAAAAACAAATGTTTTACAAATAGGTTTTAATAAATGAGATAACAAATCAGTTAATTGTATGTTTAAATAATTCATACAATCTTTAGTAAGTAATGTTCCTGTTTCTAGTGTTGTATTTAAATCAGACTCAAAAGTTTTTTTAAATTTATTCGTATTAATTTTTATTTTTTTAGAATCTAAAGTTTTAGTAGCTATTAGATTTGGAAAGACATTGATAATATTTACTGAAGCCATGCAACAATACTATATCTAGTACCTTCTGTTATTGGTTCTATGCCATGAGGATACATAAAATTACTGGGAAAAAATACAATAGAACCTTTTTTTAACTTACACTTTTTAACTTCAAATTTTTTTTGATCACAAAATACTAAACTACCTCCTTTATACTCATCGTTTAAATTTATAATCACACTTACGGATCTGCTGTAATCTGTATAATTGTCTACATGATATTCGTATTTTCCTCCTACCTCATATTTTAGTAAGTCTATTTGATTTATTTTATTACTTACAATAAAAGGAAATTTAATTTCATAATAAATATATAATCTTTCTATTTCTTTTTTAATTTTATCAAAAGGATCTTTGTTGGGTCCTAAAGAATAACCTAAAACATTACGTTCATTTTTATCTATTTCTTTAAGAACAGAAAGGTTTTCTAATTTAAAGCTGTCATATGAGTTAATAATTTCTTTACAAAAATTATTACTAACTACATTATCTATTTGAACTATTGCTTCTAAATAATTCACTTAAAATATTTTTCCGTTTTGCCATTTCCATAAATGAGGAGAGTTTATTATTTCTCTATATACATAATAATCTACTTCTAAATATTTACGCACTTCTTCTTCAGGTACACCTATATCTTCTCTGTCTTCACTTATGTTAAGTCTTTCAGTTTTATTAAAATGCATTTTTAAAAAAGTAGATAAGTCTTTTAATTCTACATACCAATCTATGTTAGTATTTATTATATAAGGTATTTGTGAAGCCGAATGATTAACGTGTCCGTTTTTTCTCGTAAGAAGATTAATACGAAAATTGTGTAACGAAGAATAGTCTATATCTTTAGTTTCTAAATTGTGTTGTTTTAAATCATACTTAACACCAGACACAAATCTAGAATAAGGATCTCTTATTACTGTCCATCTAATTTTATTTAAGTTTATTTCATCCGTAACGCTAGGATTTAAATCTTTCATACACTCAATAACACTGCAAGATCCATTTTTATGAATAGGTAAATACTGAAATTTATCTGTTTCGTATAGTTCTATATTTTGAAATATCATTTTGTGTACCACGCTGGTAAAGTATATCTTTTTCCTTTTGTTATTTCTAAAACCTCGTGACGATTTTTTATATCACCTCTAAAAAATATACAAGAGTTTTTTTCTAATTTAAATTTTTGACCATCTTCAAAAAGTAATTCACCTCCGCCATAGTCGTCGTTTAAATACACAATAGATCCAAAATTTATATCTTGATCTGCATCGCAATGAATTGGGTGACTCCAACCTTTAATTCTTCTAACTATAGAAGCTTCATCCCAGTTAACTTGTTTAGTGTTAAAAATTTGATCTACAAAAAAATTACCTTTTAATTGATAATAATGCATTAAAGTTTTTACAGTTTCGTTTTTAACAAACCTTAAATACAAAGTGCTATTTTTATGATGCTCAAAAAAATTGTCACACAAATGACTATTTTGATCAAAATAGAATTTTAAGAAATCTGAATCTATTTCATTTATGTAATTTTTTATAACAAATCTATCTTCATGGTGTTGCTCTATTATTTTATTCATAACTATAAAATATGTTTAACGTATGTCTGGGAGAACTTTTTCCTAGTGCCTGTAAATCAGTATGTATATTATTTTTTCCATCAAAAAATATAGCTCTGTTTTCTACAAAACCTATATAAGTATTTAGTTCATTTTTGTGATAAAACCCAGTTCCATTATAAACAATCTCTGTTCCTTTTAGATATAATAAAAAATTGTAATCTGTTTTTTTATCAACATGAGAAAAAACTTTATTGGTATTATGTCTCCAATGATAAGAAGGTTGACTAATTTTAAAAGTTACTTCAGGAAAAAATTGTTTTTTTATTTTTTTAAATAACCAATCATTTTCTTTGTTGTGTTTAAAATCATATCTAAATCCAAAATTACCTTCAGTATTTTTTAATGCCGTATAAGGAATCTTATCAAGATTATTACATATAATATTAAATTCTTTTGTAGATAAAAAATTATCTTTTATTTGTAAAGTAGGTAATTCCATTTTATATCTCTAACATTATGTTTAAACAAAATCTATTGGGGTTTAATTTTGGTGCGATACCTCTGTGATACAGTTTACTAGGAAAAACAATAGCTTCTGATGCAACTGATTTATAAAAATCTATTTTATCATTAATCTTAAATTCTGTACCGCCGTCATTATTGTGTAAATTATATATTATAGAAAATGCATTGTCTTCTTTGTTGTCCATGTGAAATTGCATAATACTTCCTGGATGATACCAATTCCAATATATCCTGGTAATTTTTTTAAATTTCATAAATGATTTATTGTTAACTACGTCAAAAATAAATTGAGCATATGTATTTAGAATATCATTGTTGTAATAGTCTTGATTTTCTTTATATGTAACTATTAAAAAACCAGCATCTTTTTGGTCTTTGTTCATAAAGTTGTTTTCATCAAACCCAAAATACCAGTTTTTTGCAGCGTATAAATTATCTAAAATCCTATTATTAGTATTGATTGGAATTTCAGTATCAATTTTGGTTATCATATCTATTGTTTTCTGACTTTCATTCTTCAAAAAACTACTATATAAACCATAAAAGATATGATTTCAACTAGGTAAATCATAGTATAATGAGGTTATATGTTACAAAAATTAGGATTCCTACCAGGTTTTAATAAACAAGTTACGTCTACAGGTGCTGAATCACAGTGGACAGGTGGAGAAAATGTACGTTTTAGATATGGTACACCTGAAAAAATAGGTGGTTGGTCACAACTAGGTGAAAGTAAATTAACCGGTGCAGCTAGAGGTCTACATCACATGGTTAATAAAACAGGTATTAAATACTCTTTAATTGGAACTAACCGAATCTTGTATGTTTATACAGGAGACGTGTACTATGATATACACCCTTTAACTAATCCATTAGGCACAGCAATCACAAACGCATTTAGTACAACTAATGGATCACCAACTGTAACAATAACTTTTGCTACAGCCCATGGTTTTGAAACAGGAGATATAATATTATTTGGTGATGCATCTACATTTAGTGCTATCTCGGGTTCTAATTTTGTAGCTGCTGATTTTGCAGATAAAAAATTTATGGTAACAAGTGCACCTTCAGGAACTACAATTACTATTACAATGCCTAGTAATGAAGGAGGGGCAGGAGCAACTACTTCTGGAGGCATAACTTATTTTCAATATTATCATGTTGGCCCAGCTGAACAGGTTGGAGTTTTTGGTTATGGTATCTCTCAATGGGGTGGGTCAGTTAACAACCCACAAACTACAACTTTAAATGGAGCATTGGGTGACAATAATTTTGGAACAGGTGGATCAGGAACAACAATTAACGTAGCAAGTACCACGGGTTTTCCAAGTGCAGGTACAAATTTTATACAAGTCGGAACAGAAGAAATATCTTACACAGGTTTAACAGCTACAAGTTTTACAGGGATCGTTAGAGCTGTTAGAGGAACAACTCGAGCTGCTCACAACAATGGTGTAACGGTTACAAACTACAGCGGGTTTTCTGGATGGGGATCAGCAGCGTCTACTACTGACAAAGTTGAAGAACCAGGTATGTGGTCCATAGATAATTTAGGTAGTACAGCTATCGCATTAATATTTAATGGTGAATGTTTTGAATGGGATTCAGATTTAACAAATGCTGTAACAACAAGAGCAACTATTATATCGGGAGCACCAACAGCTTCTAGGGACATGTTAGTATCAACTCCTGACCGTCACTTAGTATTTTTTGGAACAGAAACAACCATTGGTGATAAAACTACTCAAGATGAAATGTTTATAAGATTCTCGTCTCAAGAAAATATTAATGACTACGCACCCACAGCTGAGAACAGTGCTGGTACACAAAGACTGGCCGCTGGATCACGGATCATTGGAGCTAAACTTGGTAGGAATGCAATTTATGTTTGGTCTGAT